CAACGTTTACTTCCGTCCTGTTTCTGGCAGCTACGGTGCTATTGAAATAGATGATGGGGGGCATAATGGTTGGGAAGGCTACAGCATTGGTGGTCGGGTTGTCTTTATGCATGACAACTCCTCTACTACTGGTTTATATAATGATGTTGATAACGAGTGGTTGCTTACTTGTGGTCACAGTGGAGCAGTTGGTTTATACCATAATGGGAGTAACAAATTCCAAACAAATAGTGGTGGGGTAAATATAGACGGTGACCTAAACGCAGTTGATAACATCTATGTTGCAGATAAAATTTATCACGAAGGTGACACCGATACCTACATTGGGTTTGGTACTAATACAATAGATGTATACACTGGTGGTACTAATACGTGGTTTGGAGCAGACGGTTTGTTTTTAACAAATGGCTCTGTCCGTGAAGATTATGATGCACTATCAGGTACAAGTCCAAACGTTGACGTAAACAGTGGCGGTGGATTTAGCCTTACAACCAGTGGCAATACTACATTTACTTTCACAAGCCCTACATCAGGTTACGCAAGTGGTTTTGTTTTACAGGTAACAGCAGGTGGTACTCACACACTCACATGGCCCTCATCTGTAGACTGGGCAGGAGCTAGCGCACCAGATGCCCCTGCAAGTGGGGAAAGTAATCTGTATGTATTCTACACAAGAGATGGTGGCAGTAATTGGATTGGCGTGTTGTCAGCGGCTGCATATGGATAGGAAGGGAGCGGCTTAATGATACCTTTTGGTGATTGGCTACCAGATCAATCAGACTTAAATAATCCAGGTGCAACAGTAGCGCAAAACGTTATTCCCGCTGCACGAGGCTATAGGCCTTTTTTTGGACTGTCTGAAGTTAGTTCGGCGGCTGACAATCGTATTAGGGGAATTTACGCGACAAAAGATGATTTAAGTGTAGTTTCTATTTTTGCCGGAGATCAGGGAAAACTTTACAAAATGAACAATGGAACGTTTGCATTAGCTGACGTTAGTGCTTCAGGTGGTTATAGCGTTTCTGGCGATGAGCAATGGAAATTTGTTCGTTTTGGAAATGATGTTATCGCAGGGGGTAGTGATTCAGATGCTCTGCAAAAGTTTACTGTTGGCAGTAGTTCAGCTTTTTCAGCTATTTCTGGTGCTCCCGCTGCTAAACATTTAGCGGTTGTAAGGGACTTTGTTGTTACAGCAAATGTGGCTTATTCAGGCAACACATATCGCTCTAGAGTAAGATGGTCACAGATTAATGATGCGAACTCTTGGACTTTAGGAACAGCGCAAGCTGATTTTCAGGACATTGCTGACGCAGGGCATATAACCGGATTGGTTGGCGGTGAATTTGGTGTGGTTTTATTGGAAAAAGCTATTGCTCGTATGCAATATGTTGGTTCTCCACTAATTTTTACATTTGAGAAGGTAGAAACTGGTCATGGTTGTAACTACCCCAATTCAGTTGCTGCATTAGGGCCAACACAGGTATTTTACTTGGCAGACGATGGATTTTTCTTCTTTAATGGAAGTCAGTCCGTTCCTATTGGTGCGGAGAAGGTAGATAACTTTTTCTTTGATGACGTGAACTTTCAATACATTGAAAGATTAAGCTCAATAATTGATCCAGAAACACAGACGGTAATGTGGTCCTACGCTGATAGAGAAAGCACAGGTGAGCCAAATAGAATTTTGGTTTATAATTATGCTGTACAGAAATGGTCAATAATACATTTAGACCATGAGTTTTTAGGATCATCATTAACGCCAAATATGACCTTAGAAGGTTTAGACAGTTTAAATAGTAACTTGGACGCTCTAACAACTCCATTAGACTCTCGATTTTATGCGGGTGGGTTTTTTCAATTATCGGCTAGTAAAGACAAAAAACTTCAAACCTTAACTGGTGCTCAGTTAGATGCTGTTTTAGAAACAACTGAGTTTGAGGTAGCGCCTTTGCGTCAATCTTTGGTGAGAGGTGTAACACCTTATGTCACTTCAAAAGATGTGGCTCCGACTTTAACAGTTCAGGTTGGTTCGCGTTCGAGACAGATAGATACACCAAGTTTTGGCAGTTCTGTAGCCTTAAATGCAGATAATAACTGCCCTGTCAGATCAAATGGGCGCTATCATCGTGTTAGGGTAAATGCCAGTGGAACGTGGCGATATGCTTTAGGTGTTGATGTAGACAGCGTTGCTGTTGGCAGACGATGACAGAAATAAATTATGTAAAGCTTCCGGCAAGCGGAGGATCACCAAGGGAAATAGCAAATGTTGTTAATCTTTTGGTGGATGGCAAAATCAATGCAGCGGGGGAAGTTACTCTTTCTGCAAGTGCAGCAAGCACAACAGTTACAGATTACCGTGTGGGTACTGAAAGCGTTATTTTTTTTACCCCAACAACAGCAAATGCGGCGGCTGAACAAGGCGGCGGCACAATGTTCTTATCTACAAGGGCAAAGCAGAGTTTCATAATAACTCACGCTAATAACTCTCAAACAGACAGAACTTTTATTTACATCGTTATTGGATAAAAATGAAAATAGTACCAATTGGTGCTCCGTTACTGCCTAAAGTGTGGCAGCATGTGGCTCCATTATTGAACAAAGCTGTTCGCCTTTCGCCAGAATTAATCAGAATTAAAGACGTTTATGACGCTGCACTAGCGGGGGTTTACGTGTGTTGGGTGGCTGTTGACGAAGATAGCGGCGAGTTTGTTGGCGTGATTACCACACGAATAATTGACTACCCACAGAGGAAAGCTCTGGCAATGGATTTTATCGGCGGTTCGAGAATTAAGGAATGGTTGGGAATGGCTCAAAAAGCAATCGAAGAACATGCAAAGCGAAATCATTGCTCTCATCTTGAGGGCTATGGGCGCAGGGCATGGTCAAAGTTTTTAAAACCGCATGGATGGGAACAATCTTATATTACATTTAAGAAGGAATTAAGTGATGGGTAAAGGAAGCAAAAATCAAACGATTACAAATGTTCAAGCCCTTCCCCCCGCCGTTGAAGCTGCATTAGAACAGGCTTACACTGACTTTAATCCGTTTGATGCTGCATTTAGGGCCACGTCTGAGTTTAATCCTACTGCTTATGATGGACCCGCGATGGCAGACTTTTCTGCATTGCAAAATGCGGCTCTTGCTAATGCGGCTAACTTATCAAGTCGCCCCGATTATATCAATCAGGCGCAAAGTACATTTACTGATTTTGCCCAAGGTAATACTGGAATTGGATTTGATGACGCAAATCTAAGTAGGCTTTCAAATCAATTTGCGGATGCTTCTCGCTTAGAGAGTTTATTCGGCAGTTCAGATCCCGCCGTTGCTCAATTGCAGGGCTTATCACAGCAATCAACAAGTCTAGATCCTCTAACAGCGCAGCAAAACCGTGAAAATCTAGCGACAGGGTTGTTGGGCCAATTAGCTATGGATGGTGGGACTAACCCATATCTTCAACAGCAACTTGGTAATGCTATTTCTGGTGCAGTAGATAAAGCAACGTCACAGTATGCTCTTGGCGGTAGACTTGGCTCAGACTCATTTGCCGGAGCACTAGGGGCAGGGGTATCAAACGCAGCGGCTCCAATATTAGCTCAGAATTTACAGCAAGACAGAGCAAACAGATTAGCGGCTGCACAAGCTTTGGGTAATGTCTCAGGGCAAGACCTTTCGAGGGAAGCGTCCCTTGGGCAAAACATTGTTGGCGCAGGGCAAACAAACTTATCCAATCAAGTTGATGCTACAAGAGCATTATCAGCGGCATTTGGTCAAAACCTTGGGCAAAACTCTGACATTGCAAACAACTTGCTAAGAGCAGAGCAAGCAGATTTATCTCGTCAATTGGGTGCTTCTGAATCACTTGCTTCTAATCAATTGAGGGCGTCAGAGGCAAATGCACAGATGCAGTTAGCCGCTGCACAAGCACTACCAGGATTGCTTGGGGCTGATCAAAGTAGAATTGGCACACTTCAGGATCTGGGCGCAATGCAGCAAGCTCCTGCACAAGCGGCTATTGATGCTGAAAGAGCAAGAGTGGCACAGCAAAACGCACTGGATCAAAACCAGATTAATGCGCTTCTTGCCGCTTCTGGAATGGGTCAAGGAATGTTTGGTACAACTTCTACGCAGACAGGCGGTGGGCCTAGTGCTCTCCAATCAGGTCTAGGCGGGGCTTTAGCGGGGGCTAGCTTGGCGAATACTCTCGCTATTCCAGGTATTACCGCATCTATGGGCGGCATAGGCGGTGGGCTGCTTGGATTGCTTGCTTCCGATAATAGGCTGAAAGAAGATGTAGAGTTGCTTGGTAAGCATCCTAACGGATTGAATGTCTACCGTTGGAAATGGAACAAAACAGCTAAAAGACACCATTTTGAAATTTACCCAACGGAAGGTTTCATGGCTCAAGAGGCACGAAAACTTTATCCTGAACATGTTTATAGACACCCAACAGGCTTTTTGATGCTTGATTATGCAGCGTTGAGTAATGAAGTGATGGGGGCGATATAATGGGTATATTTGACAACTTTAATAATAGCTTTGGTAAGCTTGGTATGCCCGCAAACCTTGGGCTGCTTACTACTGGTGTGGGGTTACTGGACGGTCAAAACCCTTTGCAAGCCATACAAGCCGGAATAGGCACATATGGTAGCTTTCAGGACATGGAAGAGGACAGACGGCGCAAGGCGGCTCTACTGCAACTAGCAGAACAATACGGTGATGACCCAAGAATACAGCAACTGATAAATGCTAGTCCTGAAGCGGCGGTAAGTCTGATTGCTAATTTAGAAGCGGCAAAGCGTAAACCAACAAACAAGTTTAGAAATCTCAATGCTGATGAGTTGGCTGCTAGAGGCTTTCCGGCGGGAACAGTAGCGCAGATTAATGAGCTTGATAATAAAGTAAATATTCTTGCTAATCCTACAGCAAAGGCGAAACCAGGAACAGCTAAAGGGGTTGATGGGTTCTTGCGTTACACAGACGGTCCAAACCAAGGGGAAAGAGTTTTCCCTAATGCAGTAAAAACAGAAAATTTATCTAATCTACAAGAAAAGGCTAATCTTCTAAAAGATGCCGGAATACTTGCGGGGTCCGTAGAATATAATAAAGCTATGTTTGGGATTACTCCTGAAAAAGATTCTACTTTTGTTGAAAAGCAAAAAGCATTGATTGAAGCGGGTATACAGGAAGGTAGCCCACAATATTTACAAGCGTTGTTTAACATTACTCCTGAAAAGCAATCTGCTTTTGCAGAAAAACAGCAAGCACTTATCTCAAGTGGTTTTACTGAGGGAACCGACGAATACAACCAAGCCTTGTTCGGTATTAAAGATCAGCCTCTAAGTGCATTTCAAGAAAAACGTAAGGCTTTGATTGATGGTGGAATAGCAGAGGGATCAACACAGTGGAATAAAGCACTTTATGGCATTACACCAAAAGACCCAAAATCAACAAGCTTAGTAAATCTTTCATCTCTTAAAGATGTTATCATTAATGGTAGAACAATCCCTGCCGGAACGGTTTTCGCTCTTGATGAAGCTACTCAGCAAAACCTTATTGAAAGTGCTACTAGCCAAGGTGCAATAAAAGCCCCAACAAAAATTGAGCAAACAAACAATCTAAGTGGTGATGGGCTTGAAATACCAGTTGGTGACGCTAGCCAATCTCCAATATCATCTATAAATATTCCATTAGCGGCGGGGGGTGATGTTCCTGGGGTGTTTAGGGATATTGTAAACAAGGGGCTAGGTCTTGTAACTGCCACAGCTTTTCCAGATAGGACAGATGAGAAAACTAATCTAGCGGCTTTAGAAAGCCTTGTAATGCCAAATTTAGTTAAGCAGATTAGCTCGCAAGGTTCAGTAAGAACGCAACAAGACGTTAAACGTATTTTGCCAAATGACAGAGATAACGACTCTGAAATGAGATCTAAGGTTGAACGATTAATTCCAGTTTTAGAACAAAAATTAAGAGAGGCAGTGTCGGCGCAGCGCGAAGAGGGTTTAACGGCTAGTCAAAAAACATTGTCTGTTAATGTTGTAAATACATTTCCAAACTTAATTGCAAGCCTCAGAGAATCTTTAATTGAGTTCAAAACAAATTACGGCAACACAGGTGGTACCAAATCCTCAAAAGTTGACCAAGCGTTAGAAATTATAAACAGGGAAAGGAGCAACTAATGTCTACCGCTGATGAATTTGCTCAATGGCTCATTGATAATCAAGATAAAAAGGGAACTTCCGATTTTGAAACTGTTAAAGATGCTTTTCTTGAGGTGTACAACTCGTCGCTTGGGGAAAGAGTCGAAGGAGCCGGAAGAGGGGTCAATGTCGGTTTGGCTGATGTTCTTGGTGCTCCTGTTGACGCAATAAATCAGTTACCAAAGTTATTAAATTTACTTCCTGGTGAGCAAGGTTTTGGCCCTATCACAGAAAATCCAGTAGGCGGCTCTCAATCTATACGAAACGCAATGTCGGGCTTACTTGATTTAGGTTACAAAGACATTAAGGACTTGCCAAAAGATCAAAGACCATTTGCCCAAGGCGGTGAGGTTTTTAGTCAAACAGTTGGAACGATGCTTCCTGTTTTCGGCGCGGCAAGAAAAGTATCAGCATTAGACGCAACAGCTAAAGCTGCACCAAAATCAAATATAGTATCACAAACTGTTGACGATATAATAAAGACTACGGCGGCAAACCCAGGAACTACAGCGGCGGTAGAAACAGGATTGGCACTTGGCCCTGCTTTTGGTGCGGGCATTGCAGAGCAAGCTAATCCAGGTGATCCTACAACTAGGATGTACGGCGAATTGGCAGGGGCGTTTTCTCCTATTATTTTATCAACTGTTTTACCAACTCTTACAGCTAACCTTACAAGAGCATTAGGCACGTTGACGCCAAGCGGTAAGGAAAGAGAGGCCGCTAGATTAGTGCAGAAAGATCAATTGGATCGTGGTTTAGATTTAGAAAGTGAAGCTAAGAAGTTACGCGCCGCGAAGGGCGGTGGCACAGCCGGACAGGTCACAGGAAACCAAGGTTTTTTAGCAATTGAGAATGAGCTTGTTAGGTCTGGTGGTAAAATTAGTGAGGATGTAGCAAAGCAAACACAGGTTGCTATTAATGAGTTCAATGATGCTTATCGTGCCGCAATCACAAGTGGTGATCCTGAATTGGTAAGATTAGCTGCACAAGCTAGACAAGATTACCTAGTACAGTCGTTAGATGAACGTGTAAAATCCGCTACAAAAAGGGCGCAAGATTTACAAGCAACAAATATGCCTAATGTTGATCGTGCTCAAGTAAACTCACAAGCTAGAGATATTGTAGAAACGGCTCTTAAAACAGCAAGAGATACAGAAAACCAACTCTGGTCAGGTGTTAAGCGCGATCTTACAGTACAAGCTGATAATACGCTGAGTGCTTACAAAACTTTAACTGAGGATTTTAAAAATACTGGTGAGAAACTTCCTGAGCCTATAAATAATCTCATCAAAAATATTAAAAAAAATCAGAAAAAGCAAAATCTTGGGAAAGGCGAAACAACTTCTGGTGCGTTATTAAGCACACGAAGTCGTTATTTAGAACTTGCTAGAGAGGCTAGGGCGCAAAAGAAATTCGGTGATGCAAGAATGTATTCTGAGATTGCTGATGCGATGTTGAAAGACTTGGATCAAGTTACTGGCGATATTGCACAAACAGCAAGATCATTCTCAAGGGAACTTAACAAAAAGTTTACTCAAGGTTTTGTCGGTAAGACATTAGGCTTTGATCGTGATGGCGGTATAACTGTTGATCCTACTCGAACACTAGATGTTGCGAAAACTGGTCAGGATCAACAAACATTACTTAATTTGCAAGCATTACGAAATGCCAGTGTCCCAGATCAAGTTGGGGTTCAATCTGGTGACATGATGCAGTTACAGCAAAATTTTCTGCAATCTTTTGCAAATAAAGCGACAAATTATGATGGTTCTATTAACCCTCAAGAGCTTGATAGATTTATCAAGTCTAACGCTCAAACAATACAAGACTTAGGTTT